TCTTAAAGGTACTGCTTATAGAGATTTTTTTAATATATTAGAATCACACAATTTATATAATCCTGATAATCATAATAAGTCAGAATTAACTTATAAACTGAATGGTAATGAAATAGAGTTTATTTCAGTTGATATGCCACAGAAGATAAGGGGTAGAAAGCGTAATATACTTTGGCTTAATGAAGCTAACGAATTTAGATTTGAAGACTGGGTTCAACTGTCATTAAGAACTACAGAAAATATATACCTAGACTTTAACCCCTCTGATCCGTATAGTTGGATATATGATAATGTGTTAAATAGAGAAGATTGTACATTTATTAAATCAACTTATTTAGATAATCCTTTTTTACCAGAAGAAACAATAAAGGAAATAGAAAGATTAAAAAAGCTAGATAGTAACTATTGGACTATATACGGTATGGGGGATATGGCACAACCCACAGAAACTATATTCAGACAATTTGAGATATGTAACAATATACCAAAAGAAGCTACCCTAATAGCTTTAGGAATGGATTTTGGCTATTCTAATGATCCTACAGCAATAGCAGAAGTATATAAACTCAATGACGATTTATACATTAATGAGCTATTATATAGTAAAGGTCTAACAA